GTTCTGCTGCACGTACTTGTCCAGCAACTGACCGGCGCCCGCGTCGATGTGACGGTTCAGGGTGGCGGTGATCAGGCCGACCGCGTCGGCGGTGGTCAGGTTCTCCAGGTCCAGATAGTCGATGGTGCGGGTATGGGCCTCGATCAGGTTGATCTGATCGACCAGGTCGCGCACCGCCTCGACGGCATCCACATAGGTGCTTTGGAAGGCGCTGTTGTGCACCGCGTCCAGGGCGGCCCACAAATCGGCCATGGCGGCGCCGTATTCCTCGGCCTGGCGCCGCAGGGAGGGATAATCGAAAGCGTCGTCGGTGATATCGGCGGCGGCAAGGTCCAGCGGGATCATCTCCCATTTGCCGTCGCCGCGACGCCGGTGGAAGGTGATGTAGTTTTTCGAGACCCCGTCCTTCATCCCGTCGGTGATGGCACGCCGCACCTCGGGCCAGCGGCGATCCGGCACCTCCAGGTCGCGCAATTCGCGCAGGCGGGAGAAATCGACCTTGCCCTGTTTGCCGACGCCGAAGGCGGTGGACACCAGCGCAGCCATCACCGGGGTGGCGGTGGCGCCCTCGTCCAGGATGATCTCGTCGATCAGGGCTTTGGCCTGTTGCAGCTCCGGTCCGACGACCTGGGGAATGTTCACCTTGATGCGAACCTGGAATTTGCTGTCGGCCGACGTATAGGACCGGTTGCCCAAGGCGGTGGGGTCGCGGGTGACGCCGTATTCTTGCGCCATCAACGCGTCCAGGGCGTCGAGGTCGGCATAGGAATGGCACTTGAAGCGGGCGATCTCGGCCGACAATCCCTGCGCATAGCCGATCATGCGATAGACTTGCTCGTGTACGGCCAAGTCCATGGCCGAGACGCTTTCGACCCGGCGCAGGGTGCCTTTGGGGTTGGCGAGATAAGCAACGCCGTTGATGATTTCGGCGCCGGGAATGGTGTTAGACGGGGTGCTCATGGGCTGATCTCTCTAACGCTTGCGGGGACGGGGATGATCGGACAGGGCGCCGCCCAGCATCAGGCGGTCCAGGTTGAGGATGGGGCCGTGCGCCGCCTCGTGCCGGGCCAGGCGCTCGGCGATCTCCTCGGCGGCGCGCTCGGCGGTGCGGTACCGCACCTGGTCGGCCGGGTCGCCCCGGTCGGTGACCAGGCGACCCAGGCTGGTGGACAGGTTGGTCAGCAGGTGGCGGACGGCCTCGGCGGCGCCGCCGCGCTGGGCGGGGGTGCGGAGGCGGGTCATGGGCGCTTGCCCTGGGTCGTGAGGTAGGCACGGGCCAGTTGGTTCAGGGCCTGGGTCTCGTCGCCCGAGATTCGATCGGTCTTGCGGATCAGCTCGCGGGCGAAAACCACCAGATCCAGACGATGGGCGACGGGCGGCGCGGGTTGCGGGCGCGCACCCTCCACCACCACGTCGGCCTCGCGCACGGTGATCAGGGTTCCGTCGGCGATCTCGACGCCGATCTGGCGGTCGGGCGCGGTACCGGAATAGGTGACGACAGTGCCGACCAGGGCCTGGGACGGGATGCGCACGCGGGCGCCGATGGTCAGGGCGGTCATGCGGCGTCTCCCCCGGTGGGATCGGTCGGAAGGCCGATGCACTTGCGGGCGAAGCGGACCACGTTGTCGGGCAGATCGGTTGCCGAGGGCGGAATGGGGCTGGCGGTGCGCTCCCACTCCTCCAGGCGGGCGAGAACGTCGGCCAGATTGTTGCGGACGACACGGACGGCGGCCACGTCCATCCAGCGACATTCGCGCTCCATGCTCGCGATGACGACATGGTCGAACGCATGCAGGGCTAGGCGTAGGTCATCACTGAGCATGTTCACCTCCGGTGCGGGAGTGAGGGCACCCCTGGCGGCAGGCACGGTAGAAGGCGATGCGCTGGGGGTTGTGCGGCGACCACGGCGCCTTCTGGTGTGCGAGGCAGGCGTCCGACGCCAATTCGCCCACGACGGGGCAGTCGACGGTGGCGGCCATCAAGGCGCCCCGCACGGCCTGTTCAATGCCCGTTAAAGGGGCCTTGTAGCGGTTGTTGATGACCTGGCTGAGAACGGCGGCGGAATAGGCCAGACGCTCGGCAACCTTATTCTGGCTGGCCTCGTCGATGGCGTTGGCGAGCACGACAATCCAGTCGGGGATCTCCGCGCCCCACGCCGCCAGGGCTTTGCCGGTGGCCGAAGGTTTTTCAGTCGTCATGGCGCACCTCGGCGGTCCAGACGATCTTGCCCAGGTTGGGATCGAACACGCTGCTGACCCGCTGCACCATGGGCGGCTTGGGGCCGGTGTACTTGGCCGGGATGAAGCGATAACGGGTGGGCACGCCGGTGCCGCCCTTGCCGCGCCCCAGGCCGACGCACTTGGCTTTGGCGGCCACGGCCAGGTAGCCAGCCTTAGCCAGATTGGCGCAATAATCCTTGGCGTCCTCCTCGGACACCGGCACCGCCGCCGTCGAGGCGGCGATGGCGAGGTCGCGCCAGCTGAAGTCGCCGTGGATCATGCGCATGGTGCGCCACATCTGCTCGCGCCCGGCGCCCTGGGTAACGGGCTTGCCGTCCTTGGTCACGCGTGGCGCCTCGACACCGACATCGTTGACCAGACGAAAGACAGCGACGGGGATGGGGCCGTCGGTCGTGCCGACCTTGATGTAGCCACCAGCCAGCAGCCCGAAGATGTAACTCTTGACCGTGTCGCGGTGAGTCTTGGTGGCCTTGGCAAGGGTGAGGACGGTAAATCCGTCACGGTTCTCGCGGATCGCCGCCCAGATAGCCTGCCGACCACCGGGCTTGCGACCGGCGCTGACCAGGTGCACCGGCTTGCGGCCGGGATGCTTCTTGGCTTCTGCGGCCATCAGCGGTCCCTCCGTTCCGGGGCAACGCCGGTGAAGAAGATGCCGCCCAAATTCTCCCAGGAGGCCAGATCGATCTGCTGTAGGTCGGCGCCCTGCGCCAGCTCGTGCACGCGGGCCAGATTGATGCTGATGCGGCGCACCGAGCCGGTGGACTTGTCGTGCAGCGCGCCCATCAGGTCATCGGCGACGGCGACGCCCCGGCAATACAGCTTGGCCAGGTGCTTGGCGTCGTGGATGGTGCCCGGCTCGGCTGGCACCCAGTCGAACATGCGGCCGTGGATGCGCTCGTGCTGCTTGAGCTTGTTCGGCAGCAGCTCCTCGCCGATCAGCACGATGGAACCGTGGCAGGACTCGTAGATGTCTTTGACAGTGTGGATCAGACCTTTGTCGACCAGGTAGTCCGCCTCGTCGATCAGCAGCGGCCGACGCGACAGCGCCAGCTGCTCGCCGATCTGGTCGACCATCTCGGGGATGGTCTTGCCCGGCTGCACGCCCATGTCCTTCAGGATCGACAGGCACAGGTGCTTGCGGGTCCACACCGACTTCACCTCGACGTGATAGGCACGGTGGCGGTTGGCTGCGTACATGGTGGCGAAGGACTTGCCATAGCCCGACGGGCCGTGATGGCAACCGAAGCCCGGCAGGTTGGGGTCGCGGTTGAGCAGGCGCTCGACCAGTTCGTCCAGCAGGACGACATTGCGGAGCGGCGCAATGGTGTTGACGGGGGCTACATCCACAGTCATCTTCAAGTCTCCATCCGTAAATCGCGGCGGTTCGGCCTGCCGATGGCTTCGCCATCAATTCCTTGCGTTGGCGCGCAAGGCGCGCAGGTCGGCCGCCGTTTTTCGTTAGACCGCCAGGGCGGCCTCCAAACCGTGTTCCTGGACGATCCGCATGCGGGAGCGGTAGACCGCCCCGGCGCGGAAGGTGTTGAGCCAGCGCTGATCAGCATCCGACACCGCCTCACCGGCCTGCAGACGCTGCTCCAGGTCGACGGCGCGGGCGAACTGCGCCGCCTTGGTGTTCAACTGCACCACCTCGGCCGGTCGGGTCATCTCGGCTTCCAGCCGCGCCTGACGCGCCTGCTCGGCGGCCGAGACGGGCTTGGACGGCAGGGGCTGGCCCGAGGCCATAGCGACGCCGATGGCGTCCAGCGCCGGGGGGGAAGTGGTTTCCGTCGGGCGGGGCAGCGTCACCACCTTGGTGGCGGCGGCCTTGGCCTCCATCAGGCGGCGATCCACCATGGCGTGGGGCTTGAAGCCACGCCGGGCGGCACGGTGCTTGGCGCGCAGCTCGGCCATGTGCGACTGCTGGACCGCCCGCGCCTGGGCGGCCATGGCGGCGCGGTCAATGCCTTCGCGTTCGACGTTGATCGCCTTGCAGATGAACTCGGAATGATCCTCGCTGAACACCCAGATCACGCCCATGTCGTGGGGGTCGAGGCGGACGAACACCAGCTTGCGCATGTGCAGCGTCAAGGCGTTGTCCCAGAAGCGGGCGTTCTCAACCCGGATGCCCTTCTTGGTCACCGTGCGGATACCGTCGCGGCCTTCCGAGCCCTTGGGGGCTGGCGCCAGCAGCAGGCCGATGCGGGCCGGGTCGTCGATCCGCACGATGGGGCCGGTCCATTCGCAGGCCATCTGCCACGGCGACTTGCCGTCCAGGCCGCCATGCGGGCGCCGGGCGTAGATGTATTCGGCCCAGTCGTCGAGCTTGACCTGTAGGTCGTCACGGGTCAGCGCCACCTCGAAGGCGTCGCGGTCGCTCTGGCCCAGGCGCTGGGCGAACGCCTTGCGCGCTTCGATCACCTTGCGCTCGGCCACGTTATGGCCGACGAAGCCGGGCAACTGGGCGATGATGCTGTGTTGCACGGTCTTGACGTGCCGCTCGACGCCGCCTTTCTGCTCGGGGCTGTAGGCGTCGCAATCGTCGTGAATGATGCGCAACAGGGCGAAGAACCGCCGGGCGTCAGCGCTGATGAAGTCGCTGCCTCGGTCGGTGCGCACCGTCTCGGGCTTGCCCCACGCCTCGATGCCGCGCTTGAGCAGCAGCAGGGCCGCCTCGGTGCGCGGGGTCTTGGTCACCAGCACCATGACCCGGCGGGTGTAGACATCGATCAGCACGTACAGCGAATAGCGGCCATCGGTCAGCAGCAGGTCGGCTGGCGAGGCGTCGATCTCCCACAGCTGGTTGGGCCGCTTGACCCAGCCGTACAGGTCGCCGATGGCAACACGGTAACCCGACTTCCAGCGGTCGGGATTGGTCTCGCGGACGATCAGTTCCTTGTTTTCCGCCTTCCAGTTGGCGATCCAGCGTTCCAGGCTGCGCGCGGTGGGCAGCGGTCGGGCCTTGACCTCGCCGGTGCCCGACATCACCACCTCGACCTCGGCGCCGAAGGCCACGCGCAGTTCCTCCAGCAGGTCGGGGGCGGAAATCGCCCGGCCCTTGAGGATGCCAGCGGTGATGTGGTCGTGGATGGCGCTGGACAGGTCGAACACCGACGTGCCCTTGCGGGCGGCGCTGTAGGCCCCGCCCAGGGCATTGAGCCGACCGCTCTCGCGCAGCGCGTCCCAGTTGGACAGGCTGTTGGGCGAAATGGTGGCCTTGGCCTGGCGCACCCAGGCGGGAACCGCCAGGACGCCGTCGTCGTTGTAGAGCTTGGCGAAGGCGATGCGGGACGGCTTGCCCGACTTCCCCGTCTCCGCGCAGAAGCGGTCGAACAGCGTCAGGATCGCCAGCCGCGCATCCCGGCGCAGTTGGCCCTCTTCGCCGATGGGGGCGTCCACCAGGGCAGCGGCCTGCTTGACGCCGTCGTCCACCAAGGCGGCGACCTGCTGTTGGTCGGCGGCCAGATGCTTGTAGCGCTGGACGCGGATCGCCGTCTGGACGTCCTGGGGAAGCCCGTCGAGGGCGTAGTGCCACGAATGGCTCTTGCCATTCTTCCGGCCGGGCCAGTTGTTCCGGCGTGCCCGTTTATAAACCCCATCCACGGAGATCGCCAACGCGGCAGCGATCACTTCGGCCGAGACCTCAGTCATGGCCGCCTCCCTGTGCGAACAAGGGAGCGGTGGCAACCAGGCGGCGCTGCTCGGCCTTGGCAAAACGAATGAACAGCGCCAACCGTTCCAGGCGCGACCGCACCAGGTCGGCGCTCTCGCTGATGCCGCAGCCGGTCGCCTCGGCCAGACCCTGCAGCAGGATGGTGTTGCCCAGCGCGGCGCAGAACGCCGGTATCAGGTGGGCGGGGAACGCATGCGGTCGGCTGGCGCCGGTCCAGCTATCGATCATCGCCTTGGTCACTCGGCGGCCAGCGTGAAAGCTGACCACCTCGGCCAGTTGGTCGCGGTTGTCGAAAGGACCGGCGGCGATGGCCTGGTTGAGCAATTGGCGGGTGCGCTGATCCATGTCGAGCGCGCCAGCATCGCGCCTGGCCTCCGGTGCTGGCGGCAGCTCAATAGCGCCTTCCAGCAGGGCCAGGAAATCGGTCTGGCGGGGATCGGCTGCACGGCGCCGGCCCTTGTGGGCTTCGGTCATTGGTGCCTCCAGGATGTTGTCGTTGCCAGCGGGCGCAGGCCCGCATTGGGGCATCGCCTCCAAAAAGAGGCCGGGAGCGGCGTATTGCGCGCTGCCACACCCGGCCTTGAGTTTTGGAGACACGCCGAAAACCCCCGGCGGCAAAGCCGCCAGAAGCCCCACGGCGCGGGGGGTACGGTGGCCGACGACCATCGGGAGTTCGGTCACGATGACCGTCGGCCGGTTTTCCCCTATGGTGGACATGGCACAACCACCGATAGGGGAAACTGAGATGGATGAAGTCGAACTCAGAACGGAACTGATGATGTTGAAGGGCCAAGTCGATGGGCTGACTTGGCTGGTCAACGCCCTGGTGCTGGCATTGACCAGGGCTGGCGTGACCGACCTGCGGAAGGTTGTCGAGACGTTTGCAGTGGTCAGCACATTCGTGAAACACACCGAGTCCGAGGTCGCCACGATCCCACTGGAAAGCAGCAGCAGGTTCTTTGCGGCCTTGCTGGAAACCCCCGATTTGGATCCGCTGGCGACCATGGTCATTTCGGCGCTTCTTCACGCGAATGCAGGTGAAGCTCAGAAAGCAGCGATGCAGTCCTGGCTATCTCAAGCGACCGAAGGCGAGATTGCTCAAGAGCTTGAGCAACTCTTTTCTCAACTGCTTCGGCGACCTGCTCCTGACAATGGCTCTGACGCATAGGCTCCCGATTCGCCGGGTGCGATTGCGCCACATGTGGCGCAGTTGTGATCCCAAGCGCCGCCGCCCACTGGAACAAACGCTTCGCTGGCGGCTCGACGCGGCCATCCTCCCAGCGCTGGAATGTGCGGCGGCCGATACGCAGCTGCTTGGCCAGTTTTTCCTGGCTGATGCGCAACTCCTTACGCCGACGCAGCAGCGCGGCGATCAGAGCCACATATGACGCTTTCCAAGCGCTGTTCATGCCGCCTTCTCCTCTTCGACATTGCGGGAGGATTGGCGCGTGGTACGCTGGGGATCTCGGGTCCGACCCAGCCGACGTCCGGCGCGGTCATAGAACTCGGGGAACAGTTGCTGGGGCGTCATGTCCAGCAGGTCGGCGATCACGCGCTGAAGGTGCGAAGAAGGCACCATTAACGCACTGCTCACTGCCTGCACCGACACCCCTTCCTGTAGTGCGATCCGGCTGAGCGACCAGCCGCGTTTGCGCAATTGCCAGATGATCCACCCCCGCCGGTCGGCGGGATTTTTCAGGGTGTCTACGATTGAGGTTTCCGTCGTCATGTCCACGGTTATAAACCCCAATTGGGGTTATCGACAAGCACAAAAGACACTGAACGGATGTCCGAGCGAACGCCGTTTGGGGTTTTTTCTGATTTCTGGAATTTCCCGTTTGATTTCAGTCGGTTGCCCTTCGCTCGGACAGCGCAGCGTCAGTCGGACAAAGTGTCCGAGCGAAGCTCACGGACGGTCGGACAAGGGAACGCAATATGTCTAGCACCCTCGGCGACCGGCTGAAGCTGCTACGTGGCACCCTCTCCCAGGTCGAGTTTGCTAACCGTTTGGGCGCAGACAAGAACACCGTTGGCCGCTATGAGCGCGGCGAACGCCACCCGGACAGCGAATACCTGACACGCATCCGTTTGGAGTTTGACGTGAGCCTGGATTGGCTGCTAACCGGCCAGGGCCAGATGCGTCGCGACGAGGCCGCGCCTGCCGCCGCCAGCCCGGCCACCGAGGCTCAGGCCGCCGTCAATGTCGGTCTCTATGGTCAGGTGCTTGAACAGGTGGCGGCGGTGTACCAGGAATGCGGCGTCACCGCCTCGCTGGCCCAGATCGGCGCTAAGGCCGCAGAAATCGCGGGCTACCTGTCGTCGCCCGACTTCTCGACCAACACCGATCAGGCGGCGGCGCTCAAATACGCCACCACCCAGCTCCGCAGCATCTTGCGGACCGCCAACCAGGCCAAGCCCGACGACGCCCAAGGCAAACAGTCCGCCTAG